GCATCCTGAACCGCTTGCTCCTTGATGAGCTGCGGGTTCATCTTTTTGCGTGGTGTACGATTAGGCATTCTGATACTGCGAGCTACCCCGGCTTGGAGCCTGCGTAGCCGCATCCTCCGCGAAGAAGATGGTAAAGCTCATCGGATAAACTCGCTCGTTCTTCCGATAGCCTCGCATCTGCCACTTGCGGCCAGAAAGCGCGGTAATTCCAGCGTAGGGGTCATACAGCGTTATTTGCGTATCCGACAACCTATCCTTGATGCGATAGAACGTCGCATAATTATCGTCGTCAAAAGCAATCTCGTAATCCTCGCAGTCACCAGGCCAGAAATTCCCGGAAGTCTCCAGCGTTACTGTACGAGTTATCCCATCCGCTCCGACAGCGGTAGTGGCCAAGCCTTTGTCCGCATCGTCCGACTTGGAAATCCAAGTCAAAGCGTTCGTCATCGCAATCTGGCGACGAGTAGAACGCAGCGTGCCAGCAGGTAGGTGGCGCTTGCCTTCGGTTACCGGCGAAGAATCCCAATCGTGGTCAATGTCGTCGTTCGTGTCGTCCCAGCCATACTCAGAAATATTCCAAAGAATATTACCGTCTTGACGCATCTCAGTGAGAGCGCCCCACGGGCCGCCATCGTCACGACGAGAGAAAAACTGGACGGCTATGTCTGTTTCCGTCCGAAATTCTGCCGTAATATGAGTACAATACTTTCGTACAGAATCATCGCCAAAATCAAGACCAGCACTTTCATAGCGAAAAATGATTGCTTTACGCGCAAACTCATCGAACGGAACGTCATTCGCTATCCTCGGGTCAGTGTACGTGAGCGGGTCGGAATAGAGAAAGTACCCCCGCGAATCCATCATCAGCCAGCGGTTGCGGAAGCGAGAATCCACGTCATCGCTTTCGCTAAACGCCAGCGCCGTGGGATATAGGTTGTTCTTCGACTCAATGGAGGTGAAGGTGGCCGTCGCATTCAGTCCGAAATTCAAGTGCAATACCACGCACATATCGTTGGGCGATGTGGTCGAGCCAGGGCTACTGCTCACCGTCCACAGCACCACGTTCTTCACGCTGTCGTAAACGCCGTAAATATTAGCGTTTTTCCACGTCTGGTAGTGGTCTTCGAGATGTAGGGTTATCCGGCTGACTGAATTACCATCAGTGAAATAGAACCCCCCATTACCAGCCCAAACAAGTCCACCAGGAATGGCAACAATACTGCGATGAGAAACACAGCCAGCAGTTTTAGAAATCTCGCGAAGCTCAAAACCGCCGTCCCCTATCTCGTCGAACACTCCTTCGACGCGGTACACGCTACGGTCGCAGAACAGAATGGGGAAACTGATGATGCTGCCTAGCCCCTTAATCTTCTGGTCCGTGTAATACTGGTACTCCGCTGGCGCAGCCCCTGGGGCTCCCTGGATCGAGTGCTGTAGCGTCGTGTCCGTCGCGAACCAAAAGTAATCATTTACCTGGGTGACATAGCGGGTACCCACTGGCGGTTGAGTGTATTCCAGCACGCCGCCATCCGTGTAGATCACTTCATTATCGTCGATAGTCGTATCTGCCGACGTATCTTCATAAGTACCAGTGCCGTTGGTAACCTCACCGACGTAGTAAAATACCGTCCCGTTGTTGATGGTACGAAAAATTTTGACCTTGATGGCCGTCACCGCGTAGTTGGTATACGACGTATTGGCAAGTGTGGGGATGGCGGTGGTCGAACCTAAGGTGATTTTGTTCGAGTTCGGAGCACCGACGTTAGAAATGGAGACCGTGGTAATAGGGCCACGCTCCTCAAAGGTGGTGCCGTTGTAATCAGTAAACGTGTAGTAATAATGCAGTGCGTAAACGTAATTGTTGCCAGTGCCACCAGCAGAACTTATACTGGGAGCCGTGGAAAGAGCCGGAAGACCAAGCGTCAAAGCACGATACGTGGTACTAGTTGGCGAGTAGATACGGTGCGGCAGTACGTTCGTTCCAGCCGCGCCGTAAACTAGCTGCTTCTGCCAGATGAGCGCAGACTCGAAAGTTTCCAGCGACTTACCAGGCACCGCCACGTTGCTAGCCGGCCCAAGAATCTCCTGCCAATGGTCAGAAGAATCCAGGTAATACATGCTGTCCTTGCGGCAGGCTACACCTGAACCGAAAGGCTCTTCGCCAAAGTACAGACCAGAAAATTTCGTGTAGCCCGTCGAAACTGGCGCACGGTTGAGGATATTGAAACCATCCCGGCAGTAGGGATGCTTGTCTTCGTCGATGAGGAGATTGGAAAAAAGCGCACCCTGGTTAGGGCTTGCAGTCAGATAATGGTCGGACGTGCCCCCGCTGAAGTCACGAACCGAAAAGGATTGTCCTTCAGCCATATCACCTGTACAAGATTGTGGCCGCTACCGTGTTGTCGTTCGAGTATACCTCGAACGTAACGCTGCTGATGCGTTTCCAGGCCAAGTAAAGATTCTCGCCCACCATCCCTGCCGGAGCGGTCGCGATGAACCGCACGTTCCAGTCGCTGATTTCGGTAATTCCGCCAGGAGCCGTGACGAGCTGGGTATAAATTCCACTTGAGTCGGGCGAACCCCAGCTAGCAGCGGAAAGCGTTCCAGTGTACGGAGCGAAAGACGACAACGAAAGCAAAGCTGAGTTGAGGCCGTCATGGTCGTGGTCGTTAAGACGCTGGATGTCATATTCAATTGCAGCAAACCAGCCATTCGTACCCTTCGCCTTGTCCCCAGACTCAGGAATCCTATAGCCGTAAGATGAGGTAATCATGTGATTCCCGCCTTCTTCCGCCAGTCATCCCAGCTTCCGAAACTGTCCACCATTTCGTTCTGAACTTCAGCCACCTTCTCGCGATAAGACCGCTTGGCCCGCTCAGTAGCAGCGTTCTCCCAAGCTATCGTGAAGTAGGCCACCCACTTCCCCAAAATGTCGTCAACCTTCTTCGCTGCAAACCACGCAATCAACGCCGCAATCGCCGTGACTATCTGCATTTACTCACCAGCGTCCGGCCCTTCGTGGTTCGCTCCACCTTGAAGCACCAAGCCACTACGTCCTGTGCTGGCACCGGCATGTACCCAGGCTCCAAAAACTCGATGATGAAGCCGCCCGCCATCGCCAATGATTTTAGCTGGTTCTTATCCTCATTCGCAGGATAACGCTCCGTGCTCTCCAGCCGAAGCCAGCAAAATCCGTTACGATTCGCTTGCTCGCTCAAACCCTCAAGGTCGACCTCTACGACACCAGCGGAATCCGTTTTGCCAGATTTGTAAAAGCCACCCTTGCAGTCGCTTACGGCCCACTCGCCGGGGTTCGTGAACCCTATTTTCAGCGCCGGAATCTTCTGACCACGCTGGAGCTGGCATACAGAGTAGCCCATCTCCATAGGGCGCTCGCATCCTCCCAGCAACATCGTAGCATTCCCAGCAGCTAGAGCATACGGCCCGGAATCCTCCACCTTCGGTTGGCAAGAAGCCACACCGAGCACAAACGGGAGCATCGCAGTCAGTGCAAAACACACCCAGCGACTCATTCGAGCGAGATCCTTCCATTGCTCACCCATCGCAAGCCAGCCATGAGTAGACCAACAATCACGCTAGCCACCTCAGGGCGAGCCGCGATGAACTCGCCAACGCCAGGCACGAACCCGAGCACCGCTACCAGCAGCGCTACCCAGTTCGTCTTGGATTGCCAGGGCTTTTTAACCATTACGCCAGCACCGCTTTCACGATACGGTTCACGCGAACCAAAGCCGCCTCAATCAGAACGTGCGGATCAGCCTTCACTTCCTCAGGCAGTTCCGCCACTCCATCCACGGCTTTGAGCAACGCAGGAATAGCTTCGGTCAGATCGCCACCGCTCTTGCGGATCACGATAACCTTCTCAATCAAATCAAGCACTTCGCCAAGCTGCTTCGGGCAAACTACCGGGGGGTTCACAGGCACGAGTTCCATTAGTCTCTCCTCTTCGAGATACGTTTCAATTCACCCTCAATTGTACCAAGCTTTTCCTGAATCTCTCTCAGCATGTCGTCGATATGCTCGTATTGACCCTGAAGATGCTTGATACCCTTAGCATTGGCCGAAGCGGTCATCTCCTGCCGCGTCATCCACGCTGCCCCACCACCGATGACAGCTACCGCTAGCCCTATCGGGACTAGAGTGTTCTGAGTGATTTTCGACATACTAGTTCCCAACACGAGTGATACAAACGTAGTTCTCGGTTGCTGTACCAGATAGGGTGCTAGTTGATGCCGTGCCAGTACCACGGAAATCTATATAATCGCCAGCGTTCAGCCTGATGAGGGTCGAACCGGCCATAGATTTTTGAACAGAATCGGCGGTCAATTCTGCCGTGACTGCAATTTTATCCACGGCAGAACCATTTTTGTAGAGAATAAGCCCGATGATTCGGCTTGTGCCGCCAGACGCAAAAGCGTTGGTCATCCATCGCGCTTTTACTTCGTAAACCCCGCTCATCGGAGCCGTGAATTTCCAGCTTGCGCCGGTAGTAACAGCACCGTGAGAGTCCAATTCCTTCGTTGCATAGTCCACGATGTTCGTCGTGGCAAAGCTCGGGGTAGCAGACGAAGTATATTTGGCGTAAACCGTCTCGCTCGCAGCAATCGCCGCAGGCCCAGCCTGACGAGCAATCGACATAACGGTGCGAGTACCGTTGCTGTCGAGCGTAAAGCTCGCATCGCCAGTAGCGTAGACACCTAGGGTATCACCAGCATTACAAAAGACTAAGTGACTGCCATCCGAGTGCTGACCAGCAGCGCCGCTACCGATAGTACCGGCGTAAATCTGTTTTACGGTTGCGCCGTTTTTCTGAATATTGATGCTACAATCGGTAGCACTACTGACATCGCTGAAAAGAATAGATGTGGATACCAGATACCAACCCGCAACCGGCACCGTATAAAGCCCGGTCGTGGCGTTGTACCCACCGTGAGTATCGTTGGTGATAGAGTTGAACTTTACAACCTGGCTCGCAATACCAGTTGTGACGGTAGTAAGAGCTACAGAAAGAGCCACGGCCCGCGTGCTCGCATCCTGGCTCATGATTACGTTGCTGCCCCAGCCAGAAATCGGTACGGAGAACCTAGCAGTGATAATATCTCCGTTTGCCCAAGTAAATGGCACCGTGGTTGAGATGGTTCCACCACCGGACACATACAGCGAGCTAGTGCCTGAATCGTCTACCATGCAGCGCAACACAACAGAGGTTGTGTTGTTGTAGTAAACCAGCGCTGGATACGTATCGGTACCAGTGTCAATCAGATTACAAGTACCTAGAATTTGAGCGTTCCCAGCCGCAGTTCCTGGAATTTTTGCCGTGTCGATTGAATAACCAGAAGGCAGCGAAATAGTAGCCGTACCGCCAGTGAAAACGGCAGTATTGGTGATATTGGCTAAAACCTCCATGCTGTCGCCAACACGTCGCCAATACCCAGTGACCGCAAGCGTACCGCCAGTTAAACCAGTCGTCGGAGTGTACGAAGTCCAGTCGCTAATCGGCGAGCCATACAGCAGCACTTGCGGGCTAACCACCACGCTGTCAAGCTGCATCGTCCAGGCAGTCGTGCCCGTTCCGGCGATATGCAAAATCAGGCGGTAGGTCGTCGAATTGCTTGCGGACTGGAAAGTCGCAGAGAATTTTGCGGTGGCTGTACTGTTAGCCGTAAGGACAAATGGCGCAGGCTGGATCAGCGTGTTATTGAACGTGTCGTAGATATAAACCACTACGTCCGAGAGCGAGCTTGCTCCAGTGCCAGCGGTGAAGTTCGCGCTGACGTTGTACTCGAAAGAAATCGTAAGCGGCTTCGCTTTGTCAGCAGTTGCAATCGTGAAATCGTAGGAAATACCCTGACCTTGACGGTTCGCAGCATCTTTCGTCAGCAGTCCAGAAGCAGCACCTCGAAGTGGAGACGAAGTGCTTCGAGCAAAAGTGATATTTGGGCTACCACCGAATCCGTCCACCGGCGAAGTTGCCGCCGCATTGGCGTAGGTACGCCAACCAGTAGAATTCGTTTCAAAATCCGGGTTGCTGATGTAATTGACTCCGCTACTAGAGCCAGAGCCGATTTGAGTCTCCGTACCACTCGAATCCAAAGAATAGAAGCGCCCGTCATCTTTGAAGTATATAGCGTTTTGTCCGGAAGCTGGAGCCGTCGGCGTCCCGGACTGCTGAGTGAAAAGAAGGTCGTCACTAACCAAACAACCAGAAAGCTTGCTTTGAAGGGCCGCCCAGGAGGTATAAGCAGCAGCAGAACCCTCAGCGGTAGCTGCGCCGCCAAGGAGTAATTGAAGCACGGAAGCAGCAGAACGGTTCAAGCGAATATTGTTGTTCGCCGTGCCGTTATTACCGATTACGAGCTTATCGTCGTTAAGCAGAAAAGCGCGAACCTGGCTGCCATTGTCTAAACCAGCTCTACCAGTCGTAGAGTTGAAGAAGACTCTGGCAACCAGGGCCGCAGAAGGATCGGCGGTCAGAATTTCAAGCTGCGCTCGGATAAGCTGGTTGAGAACTCTGAATCCGCTCATATTTTACTCGCTCAGAATGTATTCGACGAACACCTTGATTTTACCAGCGGTGGCCGTGGAACCCGACAACGTGGCGTAAACCACGCGGTCAGCAGTCAGCTTGATGAAGTTTGCAACAGCACCATCAAGCGCACCATCAACTCGACCAGTCCACGAGCTAGCAGCGGTCGTGGTTTTCAAGTCGCCAGCAGATTGCGCTTTAATCGCTATGCTGACGCCCGAAGGAGTCGGCTGAGTCACCACGTCAAAGTACGCCTTCTTGATGATCGCACCGGAAGGAAGCGAAATACCAACCGATTTGTCACCGTTGGAGTCGTACCCAGACACCGAGTAATCCCAAGTACCGACAGCAATATTGTGAGCCTGCCGCAACTTGGTGCCAAGCGAACGCTTTTGAGCTTGAGCCGGGCTAAACTGGCGATTCAACGCAAATTCGTCCGCAGCCGAAGGTACCTGGTTCACAGGGGCCGAAGCCGCGAAGAGCGTCGAAGCGCCGATCAAAGACAGAAGCAATGCACGCATCGTCATCTCCTCTATGCAGACGGGGCCAGTGGGCCATTATGACCCACCAGCCCCATCCACGAATTTGGTTTACGGAATCGCGTAGAGAATACCGCAGTACGAAGGCCGCAGAAGCACGAAATCCCCGAAGAAGCAGATATCGAGCAAGTACTGATAGCCAGTCGTGTTGCGGATCTCGAAGTATTCTTTACCGTCCGGCGCAATACGCTTTTTGAAGCCACCGTTGGTATAGATCTTCATGACGCTCGGACGCGTATCCAGGAAGAAGATGACATCGTCATCCATTTCCTGCACAGCAACGAACGTCAGCTTGCCTTTGGGGCCGAGAATGTCGATTTCGTCCCAACCATACGCAGACACCTTGCGGGAAGTCTGGTCGATGTGGTACGAACCCTTCTGGCCTTCGAGCGTGGTGAGCACCTGGCCCCACCGCGTGTAGCTCATGAGAGCCTTGCTCGGCATACCTTTGCCACGATTCTTGATCGTGACAAAAGCGTCGAACACGCCCTGGAGCAACGTGGTAGAGGTCAACGACGCACCGCTCACGTTGATAGCCTGGAGATACGGGTACGCGGTTTTCGTTTTGCCGTACAGCGTCGAATCGCCACCGTTAGCCGCAGACAGCAAGCTGTTGCGCAAGCTGGTGAGCGGGTTAGACTGCGAGCCGTCGAAGTACACCTTGGCGTTCTGCGCCACCGTGTAACCGGACAAGTTCACCGCCGAGCCGCCAGTACGAGCGTCGTACACCGTGATGACGCCAGTGTCCATCGCGATGGTACGGACATAGCCCGTAACCGGCGAGGAGTTGTCGTCGTCGATGCTGACTTTCTGACCCAACACGAAACGCTCAGGGCGATCCGTGGTGAAGTTACCCGAAGAGTCACCGTCAGCCGAGAACTTCGCGAACGCAGGGCCGTTGATGAAGCTCAGGCTGATGCACTGCTTCATGTAATCCATGAAGCGCTCAACCGTATCCGGCAGCATCTTCAGGAAGTTCTGTTCCGTGATCTTGCCATGCTCCATCAGATCACGCTGATTGAACAGCATGGTTCCCCACACTTCGGGCTGCGTGGTGATTTCGCCACGAACATAATTGTCTTCGGCTACATCCGTCGAAGACGTGAGGCTGCCGAAGGACACCGAAGACGCCTGCGAACCCTGGAACGGAACTACGAGGTCACCGCCGAGCCAGGAATTGTCCATCTCGACGTTTTTCAACATCCAGTCGCGCTCAACCATTTCTTCGATCAACAGCTTGTTCGGAAGATACTGGTTAAGCATGTCCTGGAAGCTACGTGTAGTAGCCATAGGAGATACCCCCAATGATTAGAATTTGAAGGACGGAAGTGGCCCACCCACTCCGGCCAGCAACTTCACCAAAACTCAGGATTGCTCTTGAGCGGCCTTCGCAAGCTGACGCAAGTCAGCAATGCTCTTCGGCCTCTTCACCATTGGGCTAGCGTTCCCGCCCCCAACAGTCGGGATGACAACAGGCTTGGCCTGCTTCACCACCTTTGGCGCAGCTACTGACCCATTTGGCGTGACACCCTGGCTTGGGGTCTGGGCCTGTAAGGCTAGCGTTTCGATAGCTCGTTTCACGGCTTCTTCAGCCGTAATATCTGTGCCGCTATTCTTGAACTCCCACTCGCCCTCACGGATCACCTGCTCGATAAAGGCTCCCGCCCTACCTCGCCGAGTGTCGTAGTCGGTAACGAGCTGAGACAGTTCAGGCTTTGCCAGCACTGAATCAAGCTCCAGCTTCCTGGCTTGGGAAGCTGCGCTGATTCCCCCGGAGCGAGCCGAAGTCACGCCTTTGCGTAACTCTCTGTTTTCTCTCAGGAGATTCTCGTAATTAGTATACATCTGCCGCATCGGCTCAGGCAGGTCTTTTAATTTCTCTTCTGCCTCAAGCTTACCCAGCAGCCATTGCGCAACCTTCTCGCGAGGCAACCGCACTCGGTCGAAGAACGCGCCCAGGTCCGCATCTCGCAACTCCACAATCTCGCGAATTTGGTCCTGGAACTCTTTAAAGCCCGTCTCAAGCTGCGCTCGCTCCTGGCGCTCACGGTCACGGCGCTGCTTCAAAAAATCGACAGCAAACGCCTTCGAATACAAATCGCGGAATTTTTCTTCCGTATCCTTGCTCAGATACGGCTTTACCCATTCTTCAAATTCCGCTTCCGTATCCTCTCCATCAGGATTGCGATATTTGAATTTGGTTTGGGGTACGTAAGGGGCTGGCTCTCCGCTGGCTTCTCCACCAGCGGTCGCGCCTTCGACTCCCGATGCTTCTTGCGTCCCCGCATCCGCTTCGGTGGTAGTCTCTTCAACGGTTTCCTCGACTTGATTCTCGACTTCAGGCGGCATTCATTCCTCCAAGTGACATCTCCGTCGCCCGTGGGTCGAGTCTATTGCTAGACTCTGCCATCCTGGCGCTGATGTCCTGAAGCACACCCCCTGGTAGCTTCTCAAGCATCGCCATGTCGGTGCCCTGCACCTTGAGCTGCTCAATTAGCCACGCGATAGCTTCTGACGGCAGACGCACGCGAGTTACCTTGCTCGGGTTACCAGCGGTCGGCGTCGGCACGTAAAAATCACAGGCGACTAAATAGCCGCCAGACGGAATAAAGCCCTGCTGCGCTCTCTGCAACTCCTGCATCTGCACAGCTTTGGCTTGCTCATGCTCTCCCAGCACTCTCTCGTAGAGCATCTTCACCGGAGGCGGCAGCAAGTCGTAGCTTGCCTCAGCCATCCTGGCGGAAAGACCAGCGATGATATAGTCGTGGTCGTCAAACTTGCGCATTGGCCTGTACTGCCCACGGTCGAGACTCAAAATCAGATTTACCAGCGAGTCGTACTTCTGCGTGAACTTGCGGAACATCTGGTTATTGTTCAAGAAGGGAGACAACCGCAGCATCTGCCCGATATCTTCCTTCTCCAGATTGTTCCCCACGTACTGCAACGTGTGGTTGATCACGAGCTGCTGACCAAACTGCGTCTCAATATCGTCGCAGCGCGGCTTAATCTTAATCTGGTAATGCAGCTCTTCCGTGCTCTTGAACTCCGCTACGTTCATGTACTCGCTCTTGCCGATAGCAGGAATCAACTCAGCTTCGTTGATGCTGGCACGAGCTATGCGCAGCGAAGTCTCGACGATTTTGACAATGAATCGTTCAAACTTTTGCCCGTAAATGCTGAACTTTTGCTTGAAACGAGCGCTTCGGAAAAGATTCGTGTACAAATCCGGGCTATCAGGCTGCTCCTCGATGGCCTCAGGAATATGAGCTAGCGAGTACAGCTCCTGAATCTGCGCTTCTAGGTACGGCAAATACTGGTCACCAGCACGCCCGGGCTGAAACTCTGGCTTGACCCCAGTGTAAGTCCCAACACGAATACCAGGCAGCAGCGCACCCTGACTCACCTTACTGTTCGCAGGCACCCAAATCTTGTCGTCGCCCACCGTAATCTGATGCTCCGCCATCTTGCTCGCACAGCGGTTGATTTCAATCTGCGGCGGACGAATGTGGCGAATAATGCTGTGGGCTCGCGGGTTACCCGTCTGCTCCTCAAAGCCAGCCCATACCAGCGGAAAGATTCCGTAAGGCAACTCGCCTTGACTCAAAATTTTATCGTTGCACCAGATGAAGTAATAGCCGTTCGGAATCGACGGCGCTGGTCTGTAGTAAATTTCCTTGATCAACACTTGGTCTTTTGTTACACGGTACGAACCAGTGTTATTGTCGAATACGTTCCACTCTTCGGTAGGTGTTTCTTGAAGCTTCGACAGCTCTTCTTTGTCGGTAACAAAAGCGTTGAGCGAACGCCGAGAGTTGAGGCTCGCCAAAATCAAATACGGCGACTCGTCCATCGTTCGCACGTTCGGGTCACGACGCAAATTGTACGCTTCTACCGTCGTGTATTTCAGGCGGCCACCGTACACCGGCACGTTCGACGGAATAATCCCGCCAGTGTTCGGGTCATACATTGGCTCCATCTGACCAGTAATCGGATTGGGCTGCATCATCGCCTCGTACCCAACTACCTGGCCACCATTCATGTCCCATTGAATCTTTACCAGCACTTCGCCGATTTCTACGAAGTTCTTCGCCCAAAGCGCACGGAGAGAGTCAAAGTTGTTGCACTCTTTGACGTACTGCCAGTATGACGTGTTTAGCTCGGCAGCTTTCTGATCCTGATATTCGTTCTCGTTTGCTGGTTCAATACCGACATCTGGGGCTAACTGCTCTATCTGATTACGGTAAATTTTGGTTACTCGTTGGATATGGTTTTTTGTCAGCTTCAGACGTTGCTCTACTGAAAGCTGCTTATCATCGCGAATTCTGTTCCAAAACTTCGACCCCTCCCGAAAATAATGCTCACCTGCGACAAGCTGGAGGTTCGTCCTCATTTCCGAGAACATCCGCTTGTCGCACTCCTCACCCTCCTTGTACAGGCGGTCAAGGTCACCAACACCAAAGTCCGGGATGTTCTTGTCGTTATCAAGCATCAGCGTTCAGTCTCCAAAGCAGCTATCTGCTCGTAAAGAAGTGGATCGCGCAGCTTAATCTCCTCAAGCTGTTCCATCTTGATACGTATCTCGTTCTCTTCAAGATTCCGCTTGGTTATGCTCGGGTCCTCGACAGCCAATGGCTGCCCAGTATGCTGCTCCTGAAACTCTAATTTTAACCCATCAAACTCAAAATGACGCACACGAGCTTCCTGGCAGCCCTTCACCACCTGGAGCACTTCACTAACCGTCATACCCACCGTCCAGCATCAATCCATTCCAAGCCTTGATCTCCTCGTCGATATCGACAAGACCATCGTCAGGCTCCCCCAGCAAAATCTTACGCCTAGCCTCAATCTCCAACTCCCTCGGCGTCTTCTTCACCTGAATAGGCGTCACCAAGTCCGACCGAATACTCTCCCAATTCCACGGCACTTTACTACACGCATAACGCAAAGCGTCTACGAAGTCGTCCTTGGCCTTGGTTTTCTGAGTTGAAGATTTGAGCGTCGCCAGCTCTATGCAAAGCGGGTCAAGCTCCGGGATATCATACACCCAAAGCATTTGGTTCTTGAACAACACGTTGAGCATCGTCTCGCCCACCATGTGGCTCTTCTCCGCAGGCTCGACCTGTAGCCCCATGTCCGTCGCAATCGTGAAAAAATCCCGGCAGCCCCAATCGTACAGAATCCGCACATGGTCCATACCAGCGGTCATCTCGATGACCTTCTGCACCACGTCACCAGCAGTAGTTATCTGCCCATCCCCTCGCCATCCCTTGAAAACTCTGGCTTGCTTCCAGTCGGGCGAGACACCAACGAGAGCAATGGCAGCAGGATGATTGTCGCCGCCAGATCCAGGGTCCACTCCACACCAAACCGTCCAATCCTTCGGTAATGGGTGACCAGGCTTACGGTTTCGAAGGCGGTGAAAGCTAGGATACTTAAGACCTTCGGCGACAGTAAACTTTCCATAAATTCGCTTCTCTATCTCCTGCGGACTCTTACAGGCGTTCTCCGCTCTCTTTATCTGCTCCAACGTCCAGGGACTTTTTGTCCCGTCCGCATAGTATAGGCAGTCGTACATGCTTACCTGGCGCTTAAATGCCGTCGGAAAACGCTCGTAGCTGCCCTTCTCTTCAATCGCAGCTCGCCAATACTCCTGCCCTATCGTCGGCGTAAATACCGCCGACAAATAGCCATCCGTCGCAGCCAGCCGCATAAACAGCTCGGGCATTAAGTCTTCTAGCGGTTCTTCATCCAGATCCAGCTTGTAAACCGTACCCGTCTGCAAATCCTGCACGTCCTGGCTATAGGTCTTGAAGTACGTAGAAACCCCAGAATTCCAGTGAATCGCAAAAATACGAGAGTGATAAATCTCAGGCTTCCACCCATAGACCGGATGGTCATGCCGATACTCACCACGCGGCAAAAACTCAGGCACCCACTTCTTCATGAACTCTACGTGCGCCACGTCTCGCGTCGGATACAAATACCAAAACTGCAACGGCTTCGTCCGCCATAGCTTCGGCCATAAGTCCACCGCCGTCGCCCAATGGATATGCTTTCTGATTTGCGTGGAAGACTTAGATATCTGGTTCGCAGCGCAAATTAACTGCACCTTGTCCTTGGAATCCCAATACTCCTGAGCCCACTTGTACAGCTTCCAGCCATGCAAATGAGGCACGTTCTTCTGAAGCTCTAGCTTCTGCTCCAGAAGCTGCAACTCCTCAAGCTTCGGATTTAATGCATTGTCCAGCGGTGCTCGCAAACCCATCCGTCCAACTCCTCGTCGTACCCAGATATATAGGGCTCACACCAGCAATTCGGTGAGTTTTGATGCAGCATGTAAAAGCCGTTTAGATGCACCGTGGTATTAAGAGCGTGGTCCTCCCCAGGCTCAGGCTCACAGTCATCTTGAATAACTATGCTGCACCGAATCGGAAGCCTACGGGGTTTTGGAGGCATCATCATCAATGATAACAGCCTCCTCAACCATCCCATGCACAGCCTCCATTATCGGCTTCATGAGATCTACCTGCACAGACCCAGGCGCTTCCAGTGACTTAGACTCCCGGCGCAGTCTTGCCAAACGAGCGTCGATATCGTCCATAGTCAAAGGCTTTTCGGGAATACCAGCGCTGCCACCAGCTTCGACATTCACGTTCAAATTCTTCTGCTCGATACGCTGGATAACCGCACCCTTCAAGCGAGTGTCGATGTGCTGCAATATCTTAAACTTAAGCTCTCCTAGCTTGACGTTAAACTTGCCGTCCTTCTCCAGCGCCATCGCCATAATCACTCGCATCTGCTTCAATCCCAGGCGGTGGATGTCCTTCAAGGCTACTTCGTACTCCCTGGGAATCCGTATCAGCCACGCCAGCCGGTACTTGTCCCGAACAAACTCACGAGCCCACATCGCCGAAAACCCATCCCGCAAAATACGGTTGGGATCAAACATCGGCTCGTTGTACCGCATCACTCGGTCATACTCGTCCCAAAACGCATCGCGAAATATCTGAGCATCCTCTGGAATCTGGTTGTACCAGTTCTTCCACTCCAGCTCCGCTTCCGTCATCAGCAGCACTTCTGGATTAAGCATCAAAATTCGCTCCCGGATGTACCCAGGAACGAGATTGACCATAGCCCTGGGGTTACCTAGGTCGAACTCTTCGAGAAGCTCTGGAGCGACGTTTGCGACGATTTCGTTGGGCATTTGGAGTTACAAGCAGTCTATCCTCATTTTCGACTTTTTTGACTTTTTTTTGGAATTTTTCGACCGGGGGACTGTCACCGCGACCGCTGGCGGCGCTGGCTAGGGCCACCCTCCCCATAGCCATTGACGCGCCATGGCATAGCTAGTCTAGCCCATTGACGCGGCAAGACTGTCGCATAAGTATGATTATGTCAAAAAACATCGACGAGAATACGCCAATGATATCAGCTAGTTCTAGAGTAAATCAGACTGGGTCTGAATCAGACGGAATCTGAGTTGGCTACAACTAGTGACAAGCACACAAGCAAAGGCTAGTCAAGAAAAAATCACAAACTGCGAGGCGGCGCGGTAATCCGCCAGTAATTACAAACACTTAAAAGAAAAAAAGATTTTTGTTGACGCGGCGTGTTGAGGCTGGTATTATGCAAGCACGCTTGAGGCGGCCTCTAGAGGCGGTCTCAAAGAGGCCAGCTTCAGATTTCTAGGAGAAAACTGTATGCGGGCTATGCTGATAATTGTGCTCATGGGTTTTGGTATGAGCGCGTTTGCCAAGATGACTCCAGTCGAAAAGGCAGAACGCGCTATTGTTAAAGCCCAAGAGCGGTTAGCTAGAGCCAAAGAGACTAGCGTTGAACGCTTGCAGACTGCGGAAGAGCGGTATGCGAATGCGGTTGAACGCGTCGAAAAGGCTAAACAAAAGTTGGATGAGGCGCGTCGAGACGCTGCGCGCTAAATTCCTCAAGCGGGGCAGGGTTAGGGGCAAGAGCCTAACCCTGCCTTTTTGCCTACCTGGCCGCCTAATTCCCATACCAGCTATAAGGCGTTAGAAATTTCGACAACGCGGGTCCCGCGTGCGCGGCGTGCGCAACAAAAAAATTCGCCGAATTTCGCTGCGATTTCGACGCGTTGCAAAAATTCAAAAAAAAGTTCTTGACGCGGCGAATCGGAACCGCTACAAGCCGGAACCGTTGACGCGGCGAATCGAGTTGGATTCGGTTCCCAAGCTCAACGACGGGATTAGGCGAACCCCGATTTTAAAGATTCGCACTAGGAGTAACTAACATGCTCACGATCCAAAACCTGAATGCCGATCAATTGGCGGTCTACAATGCGCTTCCCACGGAAGCCTTGAAGGCTACCTATCTGGCTACTATCCAGCCCAAGGCTACTGGCTCGATTCGAGTTGGTACCAAAGGCGGCGTGTCGCTCTACGGCTTTGGCCGTCGTCCCGTCACGCTGTATCAGTCCCAATGGGAATACCTGTTTTCCCGCGTCGATGACGTGAAAGCGTTCATCAAGGCGAACGAATCCAAGCTGGCCAAAAAGCCGGTGACGGAAGACGCGGTCAAAGCGGCCTAATTCCCAACTCGATTCCGGCATCAGGGCTAGGCGCAAGCCTAGCCCCACCGTTCCACGCCTAATGCTGGCGTGCTGACGATGCCCTAGCAGGGGCGAAAACGGGATACCAAGTCAGCGGTGAGACTCGAAAGGGATTGAATCCGCATATCCCGGTCAGTCTATAGGGTTCCCTAGTTCCAGGTTTTCAACTCCGGCTAGGGGACCCTATGGGGTAACCTGATTCCTCCTCCAATATCGGCCTAGGGTGTATGGGACATCCTAGACAAGCTAGCTTGGAACCTACAGCCTATATAGGCATTAGAAATTTCCATGACGTGTATATACGCGTTAGAAATTTCGCTTTGCGTTAAATCGGTTTATAACGCGTTGCAATACCGGCTCCGCTACTGACCCCCTAATGAACCCCTGATCGCGGCTTATAACGCGTTGTGGCGCGTTTTAGGGGGCTTCCGCTTCCCGGCAGGGGGCATCAAAACCGGGGGGCGGACCTGATTCTGAATCGGCATATCAAATCTCCAACAGTAAATCTGACTGTTTAAGAACGCAGACAGTTGGCGTTGGGTAAATCCATCCGACATTGCCCATATCGCAGCTTGGTACCCCTGCATGTAACCGCGTCTGTAAGCTGTTTCATCGACGCTTTGCGTAACATTGTTCATTTCGTCCATTTTCGACACTCCTTCTACCAAGCGGGTATAGCCCAAAAACAGCCAATTTTGTGAACTACTTTCCGATCTAAGTATACTTTTTCTATTTCTACCCCTTTTTACCCCTATTTCTTATAAAACTTAAAAAGTTTACTTAAATATAAAAGTAGTTCACATAGTTCACACTTTTGGGGTTCTTTCCGCGCTAGGAGCGGCTGTGCGGCGTGTGAACTACTCTTGTGAACTACGTGTGAACTACTCACCAAAACCCGAGTAGTTCACAGAATTTTGTGACGCAACGCAATGGCTGCACCGCGTAGTTCACGAGTAGTTCACAGTAGTTCACAACTACTTCACAGCATGTTCACACGCTCAAAATTAACGCGGGTGCGACAAAAAACCATACATCTCGTAACGCATAGCATTAAAACCAAACAATACCAACCCTACTACGCATAGCGTTATGGATTGGAATCTTAGTAGAACAGTTTCGATTCTGGGGTGTTGTGGAGGATGTGGGTACCGTGGTCGTTGAGTTGGATTCCGACCCAGACCCGCCCGGAGTAGTTGTCGATGCGCTCGTTTTTCTGACTCAGCGAGCAATCTATACCGCGCTTGGTCATCTCAATTTTGAGACGCCTAGCGAAGTTCTGCTTGGAAAGGGGTTTCATACCGGATTGGAAGCATAGGTTCCGGTAGGCGGAGTAGAGTTGGTCGCTTGGAGTCCTGGTAGATTCGCTTTTCACGCACTCCTCAGCGAATGTAGCCACCGTATCGCCGTCTCTGCGGTACGCTGCTTTGCTTTCTTCCATCGTTTTGACCCTAGACAGCCCCCCACGTTTCAGAACGCGGCGTAGGCCATTTAAAGCCAAATTAAAGATACCCGCCAATTCACCGGACTCTTCCCAGAATTCGATACGCTTGTAGTTTGTGTTTTGCTCAGAGTATGGAATCTGGTTAGTGAATTCGAAAAGCACGACTCTGCGCCAGATACCATCGGTCTTGTCTTGGAATCTGGGCATGGTATTAGTGCAAAGCGTCAAATAGCATGTGGGCTTAGCGTCGAAGGAGTTCTTAAACTTACGCTCGAAGCTCATAAGCTCGCGACTTACGTATTGCTTCAGCATTCCCTCATCGATGCTAGTAATCTCATGCTGGTCGCTCACGATGTTGGCGAGCTTACCGTATGTGCCAGAAAGTGCGAACCTGCCAGATTGGAATGCCTGGAGTGGGACTCCTGATACGTTAGATTCTCCAAGGAGTGCGGTGAGTATTGTCACGAGCACGCTTTTACCATTGGCTCCTTCGCCTTGTAACACAAAGAAGTGTTCAAGTGGCCTTCCTTGGTAGAGATGGATTCCCATGACTTCTTCCCAGAGTTCTCTTTTTTCCTTGTCGCCACTAAACGCTGCGTCAGCAATCTTGTCGTAGGTTGGGCATTTAGCGTTGGGGTCGTAGTCAAAACCCAATCTATAGCGGCAAAAGAAATCTGGGGTGTGGGGTTTTATTTCAATCGCGCCGTCATCGACGAACTTCTGCATATCCAACAAGCCACTACGGAGTGGAAGTAGGTAGGTCGCAGATTGGAATCCGCTTGCCGAAATAAGCAGCGGCATTTCAAGGTGCGGGTCCACAAAGACGGGTTTCGTCTTAATTACGTCGATAACCTGATTTACTACGTTGGTACCAGCACGATGTTTTCTTCCAGAATTTACCAGCCAGGTGTTTATTTCTGAGCGAACTACATCGTCGTCTACCGTCAAATATTTACCATCGCGATAAAGGTAAAACTCTTGCCGGTAGTAGCGTATGAAAACGCCAGTATCTGTCTTATATCCTGTGTCTTTGACGAATGCGCAATAAAGCTGGTATGGGCTTTCCTTGGCCTTTTCTTCAGCGTCTTCGAGTTCTTCACCGCTGGAAGATATTGGGTCTGGGTCTATGTTCTTCATGACCCAATGGACAGCGCGAGCTATTTCTTCGTCAGCATCTGGCTTAGGAGGATTGCAATCTTCTAGGTTGCGGCGTTTTATTTCCGAGAGTATTTCTTCGTATGGCTTGCCTTTTTTGCGCATTGCCGTGGCTGTTTTGACGAACAGCTCATGTCGAGAATTTGGGCCATACTTCCCTTGGGAGTCTTTGGCCTTGGAGACGCGGCTAGTTCCATCGAGAGCCCATTCGGGAAGTTCAGCGTAAGCAGTCTCATTGGGGCTAAGTTCTCCTCCGGCATCGCAATGCCAGCTATATTCCCACGCATCAACTTCGCTGCCTACGCCGACAACGTAGTAGCCGGTGCTCCTCAGATTGGATTCTGCTTCTGGCAATCCGTCGAGTGCTGGTAGCAGCAGCGGGCCGTTTTTTGCGTTTGGGTGGTGTTTGAAATAAAGATGAAATCCGTTTTTGCTTCGCACGGTTACGGTGCGGGGGAACAGTTTTTTTACGTGATCTTCCGTGGCTCCCTTGTCGATGTCTATTGCAACGACACCCGACGGGGTACCCAGGGCCACGCCGATATTTGACTTTGGGCATTTTAACCACCACTGTCGCACTTGGTTTTCGTCGTGAGTCGCTTGGGATACCCCGTTGGGTACCAGCGCTCCGTTTGGTTTTTTTCCATTGGCGTGCAACGGAAAAACGGCAAACCCCAGCTTGACGTATCGAAGAGCTTCGTTAAGCAAACGGCAAATCCCCCAAGAGCCAAGCTGGGTGCATATCTTCCCGCTTGGTACTTCAAAATACCGCTTTGTGTAATCCTTTAGCCGTGTTAAGAAATGGCTGAGGTAGTGAATTTATGCTGGATTTGAGTTCCAAATCAAGTGAATTTGCTTGGGAATGGTTGACGAAGTACGTCATCGAGCAACCCAAAAACGACAAGTCGCTGACGTGGTTCGTGAGTGCGGCGAGGCTGTACAAAGACTACGCGAACGATTCTCTTCGCTCGGCGAAGACGCCGCTGACGTTCAACGATTTTTGGGCGGCGTTGCAGCTTCGAGCTGAGCGGGTGAAGGCTGGTAAGATGCGTGGGGTGACCCCGGTGTATACTGGGGTGCGCTACTTTCGGGATGGGGTCATAATTTTCGGGTTATAATCGATTCTATGCTGACACCTACGAACTACCGTAAGTACCTGACTTTCACCCCCGCAATTGACACGAACGCATACGCTGCTGGGGACCAGATTGGTCCTGGCTCGACGTTGCTGAGTGCTCCGGTAGTTGGCCCGAACAGCCTGACGATGCTTCAGGCGGTTCATCTGATTGACGCAGCCAAGCAAAAGGCTGCGATTGATTTACTCTTCTGGAACTCCGCTCCTACGATTGCTTCTTCGGACAACGGTGCTTTCGGTATCACGGACGCTGAGGCTGCGGCCCGGTTTGTTGGGTATGTATCGATTGCGGCTGGCAACTACGTGGATACCGCTTCCAATTCACTGGCTACGGTGAAGGGGATTGCATTGCCGGTGTATGGGACGAAGAATGGCGAGAACCCTTCAGGTCGGAATCTGTGGGTGAGCCTGGTGAGCCGTGGAACGCCTACCTACGGTAGCGCTTCTGCCCTGAAATTCATTCTGGTTTTTGAGTAACTTCCCAGACCCTGGGTCCTTTTACCTTGTCCGGGTTACCCCACCACAAGTGTCCGCAGAAGAATCCTGCTAGGAAGGGGATGAACGGGACATCGCTGGAGAAATCCCAAATTGCGCGGCTGATGGTGGCGTTTGTGCCGCCCATAATTTGAGCTACTAGGTCGTAGGTCATGATGACAGCGAACGCGATGGCGATGGTCCATTTGGAAATCTTGCGAAATTTTTCCGTCATAGTTTCAGCCACAGGATAAATGCCATAGCCCCAGCGAATACGATAATACTGAACCAGTCTAGCCCAGTCCTGCTGATGAATTTCATTTTGTTCCGTTGTGCTCGATGCTGAAGTGATTTCCATCGTTGAACCTACCACCCCAGCAGCATTGGATATCGTCGTTAGAATAGCTTTCCCACAGCTCGCCAGCTTCGAGGTATTCTTCCGTTTTGGTGAGATACTTTTTGTCTTTGAAAAGATTCAAGTCAAAAGCGAGTCGCAGACAGTGCAACGAATTTGCGATTCCCTTGGCCTGGTCGGCGTACATTTGCGCAATTTCTTTGGGTCTGTATGCTTCGCCGAGAGTCACTTGGTATCCCAGCTCGTCGAGACGGTTGAGAAACTTCGCGATGGTCTGAGCGAACGCTACTTGTTTCTCGAAGAGGGTCATAGTTTGGTGGGTGGGATGCGGGGCCGGACGGAATTCTACCGCTCTCGAAGTCGACGCGCTCCTTCAGCTTATCCACAGAGCCCACCCGTAATTTCTCAAGCGTATTTGGGCGGAACAGGCTGGTCAAGTGGAGACTTACGAAATAGCCATTGCACGTTGGTCATATTCGCGGGTTTTACCTGGACGTGGTACATGCTGCACTCGCCGTTTGCTGGAAAGGCTCGCATGGAGTGGCAGCAGCAGGTTGCGTGGAGGAAGTAGGTAGCATCGAAGTGCCGCCAGTTTACTTCGTTTGCGCAGACTGGACAGAGGCAGCAGATGAGATCAGCTCGTGACACTAAGGTATCTGGGGCGCTTAAGACTATAGGCGTCATCATGATAATATAACCTAGCGTTACTGAACCAATACTTCTGGGGACTCCATGAAAAAATTTAAAGCACTCAGCCGTATATTGCTGAGCCTAGCGGTTCTGTCAAGCTCGCTAGTTCAGGCCGATTTTCAATCCGCCGTAGGAGAGCGCGAGTTTAACTCACCGCGTGGTCCTGGAATTATCATGAACGGCAAGCGCTACTTCACGGGTTACAAGCCTGTGCGGCGCGAGGGTAACGTGCAGCGTCGTGCCTTCCCCGATTACATGGGGGCTACGGCTGGCGATCCTATCCCGCTGGAGTACGATATGCGGACGTTTTCGGATATCGTGATTCGCAGTCAGGAGTGTGGAGACTGCTGGGCGCAGGGTGGTACCGGCGC